ACAGAAAGGAAGTAAAATGAGTAATATGACTCCGTTCGAGATTCGCCTTGAACTTCTAAAAATGGCGAAAGACATGCTTACTGAAGATTACTATGGTAAGCGTGAACAGGTTAGCAACGACTGGCAAGTGAAAGTCGAGTCTGCTAAAATCAATGGTGGCACAGTTCCAGAACATCCTGGATTCCCTGCTTACCCAAGTGAATCGGATATCATTGCAAAAGCTGCTGCTTTGAATGGTTTCGTTTCAAATATCCCCCTAGAAAATAAGACTAATAGCAAAAAGTCCGCCTGATACATGGGATGGAGAGGTGTGTTCGCACACCTTTCTTCTGCAACAATTAAGGAGATGTAATGCAAAAGAAAATATTAACAACAACATTTATTATATTATGTTTAATATTGACAGCACCATTTGTAGCTCTACGAGGTCAAGAATTAGTTCCATTAAATTCAATTGACTATTACGATTTAACACCAGTCGCTCAGAAAGAAGTTGAGTGTTTGGCAGATAACATTTATTTTGAATCAGCATATGAACCAAAAGATGGTAAAATTGCTGTTGGATTAGTTACCATGAACAGAGTTAAACGAGGATATGAAGGATCCGTCTGTGGTGTGGTAAAACAAAAGATTAATTCTACCTGCCAGTTTTCTTGGTATTGCGATACCAAAGCAAAACTTACAGCACTATACAAAGAAAAATATTTGACATCTAAGCAAATAGAAGCGTATAATGAATCTCAGAATGTCGCAGTTTATGTTTATATGAATTACGATAATATGAAGGATATAACTAAGGGAGCATTAAATTATCATGCCGACTATGTAAATCCAGGATGGCATTTGCAAAAAACAGTAACAATCGGAAGACATATTTTTTATAAACCTTAGGAGTGATGATGGCTAATATGATGCAGAAGTTGAATTTAGATTTTTTGAAAAAAGGTGATGCTAGTCGTCATGGTTTCTTTATTTTGATGGATGAAGTTTCATTAAACTCAACAAGACCAATCGTTGAGTGGATTATGGAATCCAATTTTGAAGAAGAAAGACCTGAACTTCTAAACCTTATGATTTGTTCTCCTGGTGGTGATTTAAATGCAGCGTTTGCTGTTATTGACACAATGCGTGGTTCGGCAATTCCTATTAGAACTATTGGTCTTGGCCAGATTGCTTCTGCAGGATTACTAATCTTCGCATCAGGAACAAAGGGTCAGCGAATCTTGACACCAAATACTTCTATTCTTTCTCACCAGTATAGTTGGGGCGCATTCGGTAAAGAGCATGAATTGTTTGCTACTGTTAAAGAATTTGATCTAACAACAAAACGAATGATAGCTCACTATAAAAAAGTAACAGGATTAAGTGAGGTGCAAATTCGTGATCATCTATTACCACCACAAGATATTTGGTTGTCTGCTGACGAAGCCAAAAAACTTGGACTTTGTGATTTAGTAAAGGATTTAAAATGATTAAGTGGTTAAAATATTCAGGGGTATGGGTTACGCTGGTTTTAAATCCATACCATTGGCGAGTTGCCTTTGATTATGAAGGTCCAAACGATATGGATCCAGCGATGCATAATGCAGTACTGTCGCTCGGTCCAGTAAATATGAGGATAGTTATCGATGATGGAAGTTATTAAAAATTTTAAAGGAATTACTATGAGTGAAGGTAAATTAATCGTTATTTGTGTTACATTGATTGCTCTTGCAGGAATTACTTCTGTAGCCTATTACAAAACTCAAGAATCTGCAATGATGTCTAGAAACATTGAGAATGGTATTGTAAAGGGAATTGACCCTGTAGCTGTCCGCTGTGCGTATGCAAACCCTTCTGACAATGTCTGTGTAGCGTATGCAGTAAGCAAACAAGCCCATACAGTGGCTCTGGACGCTAAAAAATAATGCTTGACATTAATTCGTAATTCAGGTATAATTATATTATGACTACTACTTGGAGGTTTTATCATGGAATTATCTAAACAAGAATATCTTGACAAGTTCTCACTTTGCGCAATAGATCACGATCTTCCAGCATTGGAAAAGATTCGTGCTTCGTTGGTCGCTCAGCGTAAAACTATGGATAAATGGTTTGACAAATACCTTGATATGTTCGAGCGTAAAATGAACGCTGACGAAACGGACACTCCAATCTGGAATCTATACAAAACAAAATCAAAGGAATATAGTGAACTTAACGGAGTTATTACAACAGCGGATGTCTATATCAGAAAACTCAAAAATGTTTGAAGATTCTAAATCGTTTTCTCTTTATATTGAACAGATGGCTCGAGATAATAATTGTTCTCATGTCGATGCCATCCTACAATATTGTAAAGAAAATTTTATAGACCCTGAAGAAATTAAATCATTGATTAACAAATCCCTCAAAGAAAAAATGAAGATGGATTTTCAAGAGAGTGGATTATTACCTAAGACTGCGAAATTAGATGTCTAATTATTCTATTACGCCACCACTCTGGATTGTCTGTGCGATTTTCTTTGTTGTGATGTTTTGGGTATTAATATTTGCTCTAATGCCAACTCATGGTGTAGTAAAATATGATTGTCGTATGGCAGAAATTTCTCCAGATTTTCCAGTTGAAGTTAAAAATGAATGTAGGAAAAAATTAAGTGGACGGATTTAAAGTTTGGAAACTTTACATGGCTGTCAAGTTACACTTTACTACTAACTCTTATAATGTGTTTAACAATCGTGGTCATGTAAAGGGAGCAAGAGATACATTCTATGCTCGTAATGATAGGTTTATATTTGAAAAGTTGGCAAGGAAATTTCCAACTGAACGAGATATAATTCAATATTTCGTTGCAAATTTTGCTTATGGTAACCAAGAAGTTGTGTATGAACCATCTACTGGTGATTCGAACTTAATTACTTGGAACAAGCGTAAGCAAAGTATTTCTCAGGTTTTTGAAAGCGATCTTCACACGATTCTTTTGCATCTTGAGAAAAATGGCATGACTGAGAAACATCTATATGAAGGTAATCCTCCTGAGTTATTTAAGTTGTATCTTGGTGGCTACATCACTGTCGAGACTATGGTTATTCTAAATTCCTTTGTGGATTATTTGACAACATTAAAGTTGCAATTAAATTTGCTTTGGGCTGAAGAATGCCGTATAATTGATAAGTGTAAAGGGTTTGTTAAGTTTGACAGAGACAGACTTTTACAAGTATATCAAACATTTAAACAGGAAACAGTAGAGTTGTAATATGACTCCAAAGAGGGATCGTCAATACGAAGACGATGGTGAACGCAAGTCTAACAGGAAACTGAAACATGCGCCAAACCAAAAAGGTAAAGGTATGAAAGTACTAAATAGATATGTTGAGGAAGATTATGAAGATAACTTTGACGACATAGATGATGAATACGATAATACTAATACACATTAATACATTTTTATACAAAGGAAACATACGATGGATATTCAAGCACTTCGCAAAATGCGCAACACTGATTTCGGTAAAATCACTTCCGAATTCGAAAAAATTGCTAACCCAGAATCTAGCGGTGGCAATAAATCCTACCAAGATGATCGTTTATGGAAACTAGAAGCTGATAAAGCTGGTAACGGCACAGCCACTCTTCGTTTCTTACCACGAGTTGAGAGTGATGAACTCCCATGGGTTCGTATCTTCAATCACTCTTTCCAAGGTCCAACTGGAAAGTGGTACATCGAAAACTCTCTTACCACTCTCGGTGAGAAAGATCCTGTTGGTGAATTAAATTCCAAACTTTGGAACAGCGGTTCTGACGCCAACAAAGAAATTGCTCGTAAGCAAAAGCGTAAGTTATCTTACATCTGTAATGTTTTGATCGTTTCTGATCCTAAACATCCAGAGAACGAAGGACAAGTTCGTTTGTTCAAATTCGGTAAGAAAATTTTCGACAAGATTATGGACAAAGCTCGTCCAACTTTTGAAGATGAGAAGCCAGTAAATGTGTTTGACTTCTGGGAAGGTGCGGATTTTAAACTCCGTATGCGTAAAGTAGATGGTTATGCTAACTATGACCAATCGACTTTTATGGAACCATCTGCTGTTGCTGATGGCGATGAAGAAAAACTTTTGGAAATTGCTAACAAGCAATACAAGTTGTCTGAGTTTTTGGATCGTAAAAACTTCAAATCTTTTGAAGAATTGTCTAAGAAACTTTCAGATATTCTTGATGGAGAAGGTACTCCTGTTAAATCTGCTGCTTCATTAAGCGAAGATGAGGATTATACTCCACCAACTCGTTCGACTACTACAACTGTAGCATCTAAGCCAGTTTCAGTTTCTAAAGCAGTTGAAACAAGCGATGATGATGAAGATGTGATGTCTTACTTCCAGAAAATTGCTGACGAAGCATAATTTTCATTAGTAGAGTTTAATAGATTCACTTAGGCAAATCCTGCTTTTATATTATAAGTAAATGTGACAGGATTTGCTGTCAATCTTTTGGAGATTATTATGTGGACTAAACCAGCTGCTACTGAAATGAGATTTGGGTTCGAAGTTACGATGTATGTAATGAACAAGTAATACAAGGGAGCTTCGGCTCCCTTTTTTATTATGCAGCGTATCTGCTAGAGATATACCTATTGACAGTCGAATCAGGATTTCTAATATCTGATCTCTGACTTGCTTGAGCGCTACCATTGTTGTTAATTGTTGTTGATGGGGCATTAACAATACTTGTGTTAGAATTACCACTTTTCCCTGTACTATCTGCTGCCATATCAGCATTGGCTTTAGATGCTCCATTAATATCAGGAGAGTTTAATGATGGAGTTTCTACTCCATTTGCTGCAGCCATATACTCTTTTTGAGACACAGGTTTACCATCAATTGTTGGTTTACCATCATTCCATTTTAAGTCGTGTGTTTCGGATTTTGTAGTAGTTGCTCCAGACTTTTCATCGCCACCAAATCCAAGCATTCCCTTAAGACCTTGATAACCCTCTACCAAAGAACCACCAATTTTAGATCCAATTTTAGATCCACCATAATATCCTAATGCGCCACCAATTACACCACCAATTGCAGTTCCAACGACAGGAACAACTGAACCAATAGCAGCTCCAGCTGCAGCTCCACCCCAAGCGCCAGCAGCTCCACCAGCTCCACCACCAACTGCTTCACCTTTCTTTACATTTCCTTGGTCGTGAGTAATCTCTCCTCTTGCTTCTGCCTCGTTAGCATCACTCCAACCACTATACGCTTCATATGCGCCACCAGCAATACCAGCAATTGCTCCAAGTTTACCTGCGTTCTTGCCAATAAATTTACCAGCTTTACCCAACAAACCCTTACCCTTACCCATAAAGTTGCTAGCTGCATCAGCTGCATCTCCAAGTAAACTTCCTCCACCACCAGTTCCACCTGCTTGTATTGCTGCGAGGATTTGTTTATGTACATCTAAAGATTCTATTAATGTTTTTCCGATTGTGTTTTCTTCAGCAAGCATTTTATTTTGCTCTTGAAGTTGATCAGCAGAAACTTTCTTTTGACCTTCTGCTTCTTCTTCCCTTTTGGAGTGATCCATTTCAGTTAAAGGAGTACCTCTAGCATCTTTAAAATCTTTTGCTCTTCTTGGATCCATCTCAACCAATTCAGCAACAGCTTTATCTCTAGCTGCGATGTCTTTCTTTTTGGCATTATAACCTGCGCCAGTTGAGTAATCCATTTTTGCTTGATGTTCTTTTACCTCAGCTTCTTTGGCTTTAATTGAGTCAAATCTTTTCCCAGCATCCTCTCTTGCGTAATCTTCACCCTTAAGATTCTTTAAAGCGATACCTCGTTTATCATTTGTTAATGCTGACTCAATATATGCTTTTTTCTCTTTGGCAGTTGCTTGTTTTTCTTCTCGGTTTGTTAAATATTTGTCGATAGCACCTGATGGACTATATTTTCCAACTTTTAATCCAGTTAAATTTTCAGCCTTTTGTAACCAACTATCTTTCTTAACTGCTTCACCTTTGGCTCCACCAAGAAGGAATGATCTAAGTCCACCTGTCTGTTTTGCTTTCTCAGCATCAGATTTCTCTATACCAGCAACTACTTTATCTCCACCACCAGCTTTAACATATGCTTTGATATTGTCTTTGAGAATTTTACCTAAATCTTTTAAACTCTCAGTTAATTCTTCTTCTCTTTTCTTTTTCTGCTTAAACTCTTCATCATTTGCTGCATGCTCAACTTGCTCAGACATTTTCTTAACATCCATAGACAAGTTCATACTTGAGGATGTGTTTATCTCCAAAGCTGCAGTATTTTTCTTCTGTAGCTCTGCTTGTAACTTGAGCAGTTCTTGCATTGTCATATTACTTGTTCTTCTCTATTCGTTGTTTTTCTTCTTTTAAATACTCGACTAACATAGCAATGTAAATCTCTCGTTCAAATGGGATCATGTTTTCAATCTCAGTCAGAGAATATTTGTGGTATTGCATTAGCGCAAAGTTTGTTTTATAATAATTTGCTAATGCCTCATGACTGAGATTAACTAAAAAAAACTTGCTGTTCCCTCCAAAGCTGTAACATTATGTGTTCCACAGGCAGGACAATCAAATTCAATATCCTGTTTAAACTTAGGAACATTTACAAAAAATTCTTCAAGTTTGTCAAATTGTTCTTTAGTTAAATTCATAACGAACTCTTCAAGTTCAGCTCTAGTTTGATCTTTTGCATAAAATACTTCATCACCATTAAATACTAAATCAATACAGTCAATAACAACTTCCATAACAGCATTAATATCTTCAGTCTTACCATCAGCTTTTCTGAAAGTATCTAAATTTGGGTAACGCATTACTACACCAGTTTCACCAAATAACATAATTTTATTGTTGTGTTCAGGTGCTCTGATAATAGGAATTTTTGTTAAATCAATATCAAGTTTAACTTTATTCTTTTCTTCTTCGCAATGTTGACAAGTAAAAATTAACTCAACAAACTCTCCAACAGATTTTGCTCTAATTTGAGTAAACAAAAACTCAATATCAAATATCGCTAATTTGTTTGGATCAATATCGTCTTTGACACAATTTTTAATAATTTCTTTTAATGTAACAATCATTACATCAATGTCTTCACTCTGCTGAGCCAAGAGTAATGCTTTTTCTTCTTTTACCAAAAAAGGTCTAAAAGAAATCTTTTGACCAGTAGAAGGAATCTCTACATTATATAATGGTGTATTCATCATTGGCAATGCCATAACTCACTCTCCCTTATTCATCTTTTCAATCAATTTGTTCAATTCACTTGTGCTACCAACAAAGATAGCGTTATTTGTAACACTTTTGGCACCACCTTTTGGCTCGTCCAATTTTTGTTTCTGTTGATGTAATTCCATCAACTGGGTATTAATATCTGCAACCTGTTTCATCAGATTCCCAACAACTTCAAATGCTCTTGGATGTTCGGACTGTTTAGCGACAGCCAAAGCAGCATCTAATGCATGCTGACCTTTACTTAATAAATCAAGAAGGTTTGCTCTTGTCTTGTCATAGTCAGATTCAACCTTCTCTTCTTGGGATACTAAAATTTCGCCAGTCTCAGCAACAATAATATCTGTTTTGTTATTATCAATTGGCGTCATATTAAAAATATCGCTCAAATTATCATCAATTTTCATTTTATAGGTCGTTTCTAGTATTTCTTACTGGTGGGTCGTCAGGGTGCAATCCGCTAGTTGTATTTATCGGTTGGGGTGCAAAGGCAGTAGGTGTTGGTCTCGCAAAACTTGGTGTTGGAACTGTTGGGCTAACACTTGGCGTTGGCATTGATATTGTTGAAGGTATGCTAGATGTTGAAGGCATGCTTGATGATACATTTGACATTCCTGTTGGTGGAGTATAAGTTGTCCCCATCATAGCTGATGGGCTAGTTGGTAAACCACCATTATTTGCGCCAGCTAGTTTTTCTTGTGTTCTACCAAAAGCAGCGATACCAAGAACAGCACCCATTGCGACATGGAATAAACCAGCACCTTGAAGTGTTAGAGGTTGCCACTGAGTGTTTACAGAACCATGACCAAGTGTTTGAACTAGCGACCATAAAATTGGTGCTACCATAAAATCAAAAGTACATACTGCCATGTACATCCAACCCATCATTGGACGCCACTTACTATTCATCCAATCTTCTTTTTTCTTTTCGCTTTCGCTTTTAATTTCTTCTGCCATTTTAATTTCCTTTAAAACCAATTTGATGGGTCTGGTAAATCTGATGTTACATTTTGTTGAGTGCTTGGAATTCTTCCGAAAGAACTCTGCCCAGTTAGTGCGCCTAAAATTTGATTTGGACCTGATGTTATATTTTGTATTAGATTAGATTGGAACGCATTAAATTGTGATAGATATTGTTGTGGTATACTCTTAATTTGGTTGATATCGCCAGCAATTGCTGATAAAGGTTGTCCTACTGCACTTCCTACAACTCCAGGAACATTTGGTGTATTAAACTGTCCGCCACCATTACCAACAATTCCAGGAACAATTGCAGAATCTAAAGATCCATTATTTGGAACAAGAGTCATCTCTCTCCAATATTTGTACTGCATTGTAACTGACAATTTCATTATATCTTTGTTTGCCCAATCAAGCTGAACTGCTCCAACTGATT